AATGAAACTAGCTTTCTGTCTTGCGAAAGCTGAGTTTGATACGAATGTTGGAAAGTTCAATTCAACTTCAAACAGGTTAGGGCGTGCGCCGTCACCTGTCATCTGTGATCTGAACTCTTGGATATTAAAGGCTGCCATTTCTTATTACTCCTTTGATTCTATTTATTTTAAATATTAAAAGCGACCTACAACTTCTTCGAATGCTACACCAGTACGGACAGCAACAAAGTTTAGTTGTATAAAGTTAATTGAGCGAGCTGGCTTGATGTAAATATCACCGATAAACTCGTTTCTATCGATCACTTCAGGAGTATTATTTGTCTCGTTACATACGACGCGGAAATCAAAGATACCACGACGACCCTGTACGTCACGAAGGAATGGTTCTACAAGAGCAACAAACTGTGCGCGTGTAAACTCATCATTGAACTCAAAGAGTGAGTACTTCGCTGCTCTTGCAATTGCCTTCTCAAGAACAATAAACAAGCGACGAACATTGATGCGATCAAATGCTGATGGCTTTGCAAGCATTGTCTTATCTCCGTAGAGTACAACGCCTTCGCCTGGGAACTGTACAACTGGATTTACACCAATCTTGTACAGGTCATCTCTTTCAGCCTTTGATGGATTCCATGCGAGCTTAACTGTGTTCTTGATGCGGCCACGATTGAAACCAGCTGGTGAGAACCAAGGATCACGCTCAAAGTCTGTACGTACACATAGACCAGCAATATCACCATTGAGTGGTATCCAACGATAAAGATTGTTGTACTTGTCAAACTGATACTTCCATCCAGAATCCATCACTGCATATGAAGATGAGTTGAATGCATTTCTAAAAGTGCGAATGTTACTTACTTCACTATTATCCTGATTAACAACATTTGCTCTTGTTGGTGAGATAAACACAACGCAGTCCTTACGAACTTCAGCGATGTTATCTACGATATGTTCTGCAACAACCTGAGAGTGAGGTCCTGCCATGATAAGAGCAACGTCAATCTCGTCTGCATTTCTAAACTTGTCGTATGCTGAAACAAGAGTTGCGTCTGTTGGTACTGCATATGATCCGTTGTTGAGTGAATTTGTATACTCATTTAAGCCTTGAGCAAATGATGTGTTTGCTGCTGAAAGACCCCATGTTGAAGTATTTGTAATACCATTAGAATTAAGGGCTTCATTGATAATGTAAATATACTTTGATTGGTCGTTAATAACGTTAACAAAGTAGTTTGAAGAACCATCATCTGTTCTGGCATCTACGGCCTTTGATATGTATGAAAACTTCTCAAGAACCGTATTGCTTGTTCCTGTAAACTTACCATCTTCGTCAACTACGATAATGTGCATTTCGTCGTTTGCGCCGTTTACGCCTGCAACATAAGCTGAAGTTCCTGGTGCACTATTAAACTGTGTGCTATATGTCCAAGCATTATATGCAGCAGCATTTGATGATGCCCAAAGAGAAACTCTTAGACTGTTTCCAAGTTCGCCTGGATACTTAGCCGCAAACATACCAAAAGAATTGGCTGCTGACAGGTCTAGATATGTTAGTTCATACGTATCTTTATTTGGAATAGAAATACCATTAGCACCATTTGCAGTAGCATTAAGTGCAGTTGTAGTATTACCAGCACGAACGACGCGAAGATTGTTGCCATAAGCCAAAAAGTTGGCTGCTGTAAAGAATGATTCGAAACTGTTTGCTGTTGGTTTACCAAAGATTTCTACTAGTTCAATTTCGTCTGTTACGCTAACGATCTCATTGACTGGTCCCCAAGCAAAGTTACCCGCAAAAGCACCCTCTGTAGGGCCAACTGCTGGAACAATAGTTGTCAGATCAATTTCAGATACATTAACGCCTGGTGAAAGCTGAAAAGCCATTTTTATTCTCCTTTATAAAAGTGTACACTTTTTCTCTATTATTTAGAAAAAATAAGATTTACAACTTTGCTCGCCAGTCATAGTTAAAATCATCAAAAACATATTTTTTTCTTCTGTCTTCCACCCACAAATCACCCGCAGCGTCTCTCTCATCTTGAAAAGGATCATCTAAACCATTATCTATTATACCAAAAGGTACCAAATCTTGATCCATAATGTGGAGTTGCTCTTCCTGCAACACTCTACGAATATCATTATTCATAGACTCTCTGAAAAACTTCTGAGCCATTAGCCATGCAAAGTTGACTAAAGTCATCACAAGATCATCATTACTGCCTTGTTCAGCCTTGTATGTTTTTTTATCTACTGCAAAAGTTGTAAATTCTTTAATTGTTCCTTCATCCCTAATAACCAGTTTATCAGATTCGATCATGGCCTTTAGGTTTGTACAACCAATTTGTTTAGTCTGAACAGATGTTTTTACGCCGAATGCAAGGTTCTTTTTATATCCTGCTGTCCATTGTTGTCCCTGTTTACCCTTTGATTGTATTTTGATTAGGTTTTCATATGCCATATCATAGTGTATCATATCTGCAACTTGTAGACCGATGCTATTGATTTCAACTAAAATGAAAGCTTCGTTGTATCGTTTTGCCATCGAAACCACCTGAGCAGGCAATAGGATTGGTTTGATCTGGTTGTCTTTGAATATTGCTACTTGTTTATAAGGAATGCTTGTCACATCTAGTACAGAATATGTCGATGAATCTAGTCCTAAACCTTCAGCCACATCAACTATTATAGTATATGTATGACCTGGTTTAGGCATTTCATAGAACTTGACATTGTTCTCTATCTTCATGGGTTCTTCCATCGTAGCAAATAGCTGCTGGATTTTGGATGCAGATAGCAACGTATTAGAACTACCTAAGAAGTCTGTGTTGAACTCCTGTTGGAACTGCTCTTCGCTAGTGTTGCGGATAGTCATCTCTTTCCATGCTTCGTCACGGCCTGGTACTGCTGACCAGTGGACAGAGATTGGGAAATAGTCAGACTTTCCTTGTTCAGCCTTGACCCACATCGTGTAGAAGTGGTTCATGCCCTTGGGTGTAGAAACGATGATAATCTTGGTCTTTGTACCTGCTGAGATAACAGGATAGGTAGAAGTGAAGAAGTCTTCGGCAATGTTATTAGCCACGAACGCGAACTCGTCTAGAAGGATCATATCGTATGAACCTGAACGAAGACCGTCGGCTGACGTTGCAAATGCACCAATCTTTGAACCGTTTTCCAGCTCGATATTACCTTTGTTCCACTCTACGATACCAGACTGTAGCCACGTTGGTAGATTCTCATAAGCAAGCTTCATTCTCTGAAGCAGACCATTAGCGGCAGCACCCTTGTGTGCTAGAATAGCTATGTTATAGTTTTCATTGAATAGAATTGCGTGAAGAAGAAAACCAATTGTAGTAATTGACTTGCCGCTCTGACGAGGAATCTTACATATTACGAAACGCTCTCTTACGAACGTTTTGATCATCTCTTCTTGGAAATCATATAGATTAAACGGTACGATACCCTTGCCAAGAGCAACGATCTTCATGTATGTACGAATAAAGTATATTGGATCTTTCAAACATTTTAGATACTCATCCACTTCATACTGCGACATAGCAATCTGTGTATACGCACGACGAAGTTTTGGATTACCATTATAACCAAGATTACGAGCCATTACTTTTTGAGAGCCTTATGGTCAAACACATAGATGGAATGAGGTTCTCCCTCACCTTCATGAAAGCGAACAGCCTTGTATCCCTTTTCTTTAGCGTCTTTGAGATGTGGTTCTTCATCAAGTTCAGCTAATTTCTTACGGATCACTTCGATAATCTTCTTGTGACTGCCAGTAAGAAGTCGTTCTTTCTCAATACGATTTAGAATCTCTTCAGTTTCTTTCTTATACTTTTGTCTCCATGCAGGGCTCTTAGCCGTCTTTAGATCACTAACATTATCAAGTCTGTCTGCTAGTTTGATAGCTAATGCCCAAGTTGTCATGCCTTTCATCTTATAAATAAGGTATTCTGTTTTACCCATCTTCTCGATTTTTTCTTTATCGGAAGTAAGTTCTTGTACTAATGAGGCAACAAGACCACCAAACATCTTTTCTAAATCTTCAAATGTAGTATCACTGTCTTCAATTGTATCGTGAAGGTATGCAGCACTGATTAGAGCATCAATATTATGAGATTTTTTAAATTGTTCAATATTTTTAGCTACACGAACAGGATGTGCAATGTATGGTGTCTTATCTGAACGTGTCTGACCAGAATGCGCTTTTGTAGCATATGCTAAGGCTGCTTTAGTATCTTCATCTAGTTGATTATACTGTCTAA